CTCTTCAATGTCGTCAATCTTAAACGCAAATGCGTTTGCTTGGTCAACAACCATAGTAATTTGGTCGTCTGCCAAGTCTTGAGTATTAACCACAGCACCTCTTGTGTAAGCAGATACTGTAATTGTCGGTTCTTTGATAATATTAACCGTATCGCCAAAGTTCTCGATTTCGCCAGCATAGTCTGTATTAGTTATATCTTCTACAACCGATGCTCTGCGAAAGAATTTAAGAACTTTTTGGCTAAAAATGGACGGTGTAAAATTACCACTAGGCAGGTTACCGTGACCTGCAGCTGAATCAAAAGCCATCGCTTTTCCCCTTTAAAAGTTGTTAAAATTAAGAATTAAAATCAATACGACCTTCTATTCTAGCTAAATCAATGTCTTTTTCAAAATGTTCAAATTCCTGTGCTTTGAGTCTAGAAATCTCAGAAGCTTTCCATATGCGTTTACCAGCGTTAGAATCAACAGTTACCTCTCTTGCTTTTGCAGGAGTTATTGCTGATGCTGCAGTTGGTTTTACTGCTTTTGGTTTTTTAACAATATCAGCATCTACTTTGTAGAGGTCTATAACTCTAGATGCCCATAAAGCATCTGTGTTGTTTTTATATATACCATCTGCTAAAGATGCAGGTTGTGTCTCTAACCAATCAAGAAACTTCTTGTCTTTTCTAATATTATCAAAATCAGGATGCTTTCTCAGTAGTTCTTCATAAGCTTTCTGAACAACCAAATTCTTTTCACGTTCACGAATTGTTTCCAACTCTTGATGAAGTTCTTTTGATTTTTCTTCGGCTTGTTGATGAGCAACAGTCTGTACAACTGCGTACACATCTGGATATGCTGTTTTAAATTCTTCTAACTCCTCTGGAGTTTTTGGCATCTGAACATTAGTTTTTTGAGATACGGATTCTTTTATTGCGTTTTCTAATTCGCTTTTTTCAGTCTTCCATGTCTCAAGCTTTTGATCATAATGCTTTTTTAAATCATCATATCTTTTTTTAAAGTCAACTTCGTCAGCTTGTTTTGACTCAACGAAACTTGTATTTTCTTTTACCGTGGCTGCTTCTTCAGCAGGGGGTGTCTCTACTTCCTGTTCTTCATCATCTTTGTAAACGTCTTTACGATATGCATTTCTGTACAGGTTTTCGTTATTTATAGTTCCAAAGGAATCATTGTTTTTATTAGCTCTGTGGCCGCTTGGTTTTTTTGCCATGATAATTCTCCTTCTAGCAGTGCCACATGGCTTGGGGTGGCTGCTCGGTTATGTAGGGCTGCATTATTGCAGGTAGCTACGTTAATTTTAAACGGAGTTAATATTGTAAAGAAGGTCTGTTTTGTAAGTATGTTCCAAACATACCTTGTCCACTTAAATCAACTTTATCGTCTAAAAAACTGGGTTGTGCAGATTTCTTTTGTATCCTTTCAGCAGGAGTTTCTGGTCTGGATACAGGTAACTCAGGTCTGTATATATCTTGAGGAGAAAAATAAATATGTTGTGATCCTTTTCCTCTCATATAATATATAGGCACATAAGTTCTATCTGCTACTTTATTCTTGAAATCTTCTGAGGTAGAAGCTTTTGGATTATAATAAAACAATGCTCCACCTGTAAAATCTTTTCTTTTTCCTGCTAACACATCTCTTGCCATGTCAACAGTTTTCATATAATTTCTGTATGCTTGTGGGTTTGTTACGAGTTCGGTTACGTGTGTTCGCAGATCAGCAAACCCATCTTGTCCTTTTATTTCAAGCCCTGTAAACTGAAATGCACCACCAGCAGTTTGTCTGTTCAGTACATCTTTTACATTAAACTGGCTTTTAAAATCTTGATAGTCAGAGTTTATTCTGTTATTTACAACATGCATTACACTCTCAAGTCCTTTTTCACCTAAGATACTGGCTTCTGTAATGGCTGTTAAAGCTAAAGCTTCCTCATCAGACATTTGATTTAAAAACTCTTTTGTTGTTTTTCTTGCAGGTTCAGGTCCTCTGGGAAATTTTTCTTTTATTGCATCATACAAATTAAGCAACCCAGCACTAGGTCGAGTAGCAGGAAGGTCAACTTCTCCCCCATTTGCGTATCCATCTAAAAACCCACCTGATGCTGCAACTCGTCTGTCAACCTCTGATTTGCCTTGATCATTAAATTGATTTAATGTGTCGTATCCAATAGTTTCAGCAAGAGGTTTTTTAACAAGGAACTCACCTTTAGATGCTAATACATCTCCAGACTCATCCATACCAACTCCTGAAATATCTCCAACTTCAATACCTTTTTCTCGTGCCTTTTGTAATCCTGCAGATATAATCTCGTTAAATCTTTGTGGATCTTTTTCTATTGCTGCAGCATTGATCATAAAATCACCATCATCAGAATCTATTGGATAATCGTCAGCCACAGTCTGTGTGTCTGTTACTTGATCTGGGTTCATTCCACCTATGAAACCACCAGTATTAAATTCTCTAAAGTCATCTTCAGATTTAAATTGATCTTCAATTACCTTGTCAGAAATTTTTGCTGCATCTGCTTTACCTTGAGCTTCTGCTCTTTCTCGCTCTCTATCATCACGTGCTGCATCTAATGCACGTTGTTTTGCCGCATCGTCTAACCTTGCAGTATCTTCTTGAAGAACATCTAATGATTGTTCTGTTCCTGCTAAATTTGTCTCAACTCTATTAATATGCTCATTAAATTGTTTTGGTGTTTCACTCTTAATAGCCAATATTAAGTTTTGCCTATCTTTTGCATTTGTCGTATCGTAGACCTCACCACCAAATACTGCAACAGGGGGTAAATTACCAACAAAATTATATCGTTTATTTGAATCAACACCTGTAATACCTTTAATAAGTGAAGCTGTTTGTTCTCCTAAATCTTGTTCATTTAAAGTAACACCAACATAACTATTTGTTGATGGATCGTACAACATTGCAGCACCACCCATTTCGCCTTTACTTTGTATTATTTGTTGAATATTTTTTTCGTGAGCTTGATTATTAAGTTTATTTAATCCCCCAAATATACTTACTTTTCCTAATTTACCTAACCCTTCAAAAACATCATCTGATTCTTTTCCTGTTATCCATTTATTAACTACAGGATTAATTCCTTTTTCATCTCCTGTGAACTCTGGTAATTGTTGCCCTACAACTTGTCCTTGAATTGTATACTTACCTGCAAGTCTATCTTGCATCCTTATTTTATTTGCTGCGGCAATTTCTTCAGCAGATCTTTCTTGTCTTTGAGGTTGCATCATTATAGGATCTGTAGGTTGTGGTGCAGGATCTGGTGTAGGTTTACCTTGCCCCATATTTTTTAACATATCATTATACATGCTAGGGTATAAAGATTTAAAATATGTATGAAAAAAACTAAACTTTCCTCGCCTATATGTATTAGGATTGTCAATTATTGGAAAAAAAGGTGCGTCTATCATTAGTTATCCTTTAAATTTTGTGCGGCCATATACTCACTCTTCAACCCTTTGAGGGTTTCCAGTAAACGAAGCTTCCCCTGCAGTTGGCGCAGCTCCGACTCCAGTGGGGCTGCCATCAACGCTTGCACCGTCATTTCTGTTAGGTGCTGGAGGTGTTCCTCCAGTGCCACCCATGCCTGTTGGTTGTTGACCAGTGGGCTGAGCTTGCTGGCTTGCTGTTTGTTGAGCATTTTGTAACCCCTTTAATAGTTCTGCATATAATTTTGCTTCATTTAAATTATTTACTAAGCTGTCAGGATCAATATCCTGTGCGATAGCCAACTCTCTCATTAGGTTTGGTAACTTAATGAATGGTGCTAACATTGGATTAGATACAGTTTGCAACAACGCTGTCAGTCTCTGGCTTCGTACTTCTTTCTGCATTATTGAATTTGTACCACCGGGCTTAATTTCTAAGTCACCCTGTATTTCAGGTGTGGTGTCATTAAATTGCATGTTCCATTGAAAGTATGCTTCACCTAATGGCTTGAGCATATAATCATCTATGTTTTTTATAACAGTCTTCATAGACAGGTTTGCTCCACCCATCAGCATAGATAGCCCTGCGGCAGTTCTTCCTGTTCCTGTTACACCTGTTTGTCCATGTAGTATAGAAGGTATACCAGTTTGTTCGTCAGCTAGTTGTCGGCTTATCTGATACATCTGTAAGTTTTCTGGTGCTGTGTTTGGAAACTTTAATCCGTTGATAGCTGTTCCTGTTACCCCAGATTGTCTTCTAAATATCTTGCCCGGAAACACATCCATGTTCTGCCCCGGAACTAAACTTGCTTCATCTACGTCAAATACAAGATTACCTGCAAGTGCTAAATTATCAATAGCCATTCTTACGTGACCATTCATTAACATCTGTGAGTCTTCCATGTTTTCTGCAACTCCAATACCAAACATTTGATAAGGATTTACTTCATATGGAACAACTTGATATGGTATTCGTGCAGGTGTAAATGGATTCAATACACAACGTAACACCATACCATTACAAATCCAAGCATTTATTTGTACTTGTTCTAGATCAGACATTGAATCAGCTATATCAAGACCTGTTGCTCTAGCAAGTTGGGCATCTAAAACACCCCAATATTCTAATACTTCAAAACGATTTTCTTGGTAGTTTGCTTCT